CCTCGAAGCAAGAGATGGAGAACACGGAGTACGGTGTATCCTGTAAGCCAAGTGCTAACATGATGCACGGAATTGAATGCGAACGCATGCAAACTCCTGTCTCCGAACTCTACATTCGAGCCTTTGCTCCTCCTGCAGACAAAGATATTCGCCTGTATGATCTCGGACGATTTTCAATCGCGACAGTTGGGTGTCAAGGTACCAACGTTAACCTCGGTGAACTATGGGTGACCTATGACATCGACTGCTTCAAAGCGATCGAGCAAGCACCGAACTACCTGACTCAAGTCTCCGAGTTCAAGCTCAATCTTGCGAACGTGTCTTCGGTCTCTGCACTTGGAGTGGCGGGGGGTCCACCTACTACGATAGTGGATCAAATCGGTTGCACATTTGAACGAAATTCGGGAACCGATCTCGTCCGATTGCCCTGGAACATGCCTAAAAATACTCGAATCGAGTACTATTTCGGTCTGTTTGGTGCAAGTACAGCGAGCATTCCTTACCAGTCTGTCACTGTTGCAGGGGGTTTGAATGGGCTGGGTTCATTCATTGCATGCCCGTACACGGGTACACTTACCACAGCATTCAAAGGAGCATCACAAGTATTCTACTATGATGGATCTGGTACACCTGCTAATCCTCCTACATTCGCCTTCACGGGAGGTTTGGTCCCTGGAACGCTCACTATCGGCACTCTGAGCATCAAGATGATAGGAGCTGCCTACGTTGCGGATGGCATGTAACTAGGGATTGTCCTAGATGAATTTGTTATCATAGATACTGAATCACCTGAACCTTCCTCGTCGGATGGATGCGGGATCCAGTAAAAAAACAATTAATATTTTTTTATCAAAAGAGTTTCGATACCTATGATATACGCGCGGACACGTGTGTGACAATCCTAATTTCTGTGGGGGAAATGAGCATTGACAGCAAACGAGTTCGAGCTTGGTGCTTCACAGTCAACAACTATGGGGTTGATGATGTGACCTTCTTCAGTGAGACACTTTCAAAGGACGCTTCCTACTTGGTCGTAGGTAAAGAAGTCGGTGAGTCGGGGACACCCCATCTTCAAGGTTATGTTGAATTTCCGAATGCTCGTCGTGGCTCGGCTATGCGAAAATTGTTTGGTGGTAGGGCTCATTGGGAAGTCCGCAGGGGGACTGCCGAACAAGCTTCCGACTATTGTAAGAAAGACGGTGTTTTCGTTACGTTCGGTACGTTGTCCGAACAAGGTAAAAGAACGGACCTCGACGATGTCGCGGACCTTGTCACGGATGGTGCAACTACTAAAGAGATTGCATGTTCCCATCCTACCACTTTTATTAAATATCATAAGGGGATCGCTGCGCTCAAAGCCGCTATGTACGAGCACAGATCGGTTGCCCCTAAAGTTATTTGGAGGTGGGGTTTGGCCGGTTCCGGTAAAACCCTTGGTGCGGCTCTTGCGCACCCATCGCATTACATCAAAGATGGAACGCAATGGTGGGACGGTTATGAACAGCAACCTGCAATCATTATTGACGATTTCGACGGTCGTTGGCCGTTCAGAGACCTATTGCGCCTTCTTGACAGATACCAGTATCAGGGTCAATTCAAGGGCGGTTACATTCCGATTAATTCTCCCTTCATCTACATTACGTGCGAATTTCCTCCGGAACATTTTTGGGTTGGGAATGAACTAGCTCAAGTTGTTAGACGCCTATCCGAGGTAATCGAAGTGAAGCTTCCTACGGAATCTCCAGCCTCAACGGCATCGAACCCCCCGGCGTTTTGAGCTAGTTTTTGATTCGGGGATTTTTCCCCGAATTGTATAACGTCTTTTTTTGCAAAATAAACCTCTGGGTTGATTTGGCACAGAAGTTATAATCTGGCACAGAAGTTGTTACTTCTTCAAAGCCTCCTATGCGGACTCAGTGGGGGTTTCGTCCTTATATCCATTTTGGCACAGAAGTGGCGGGGTAATACTACTGTGCCGGGCACAGTCACCCGCCCCTCAGCAAGCTTATTTCTATGTTTTGTTCAGGTTTCCCATTTTGGGATACCTGAAGGATTTGTGTCGGGACCCATTTTGGGTCCTGAGTCTAGGTGTAACGTTTCGTTACATCTAGAGTTATTTTTGATCATAGATTTTTCTATGGTGTGTCATATAGGTACTCGTGTTTCACGACCACCATGAGTATGCCACCCAGAGACCTCGAACGATGGCTCGTACAGAAACGGTCTTGGAGAATCAATAGAATGTTAGAAGAAATGAACGATGTTCATATGGAATGGGCTTGGAATACTCATACCTGTGGGGGGCATGAGCCTATTCCATTCGCTCGTTGGTGGTTTGACACCTACACCGAGGAAATGCCCGAATTGAAATATGAAGAAGCTCATCCAGACTGCGAATTCTTGTATGATGGCTTCTGTATGACACATGAATGGGATCATGCATTTGATAGTTTGGAAGAAAGTATCGAGGACATGAAGGTACATGTACCTCCCACTCCTCATCCTTCTCCTCGAGAAGAAAAAGAGTGGCCTCGATGGATGGACAGCGATGCGTTTGGTCCATGGTAGTTTCAACGGGACATTCGAGCTCGCGAGCTCGCTCTCTGTCCCTGCTCTGTAGATAGGTGCGCTCGCCCTGCTCGCCGCACCCTCTGCCCTACTTTGTAAACACGAGGCGGCTAAGTCGCCGCCCCGCGGACTTCCTCAGTTGCGTCGTTCCGACGCGGGGGGGCAGAATACGTATAATTATTTTTTGTTTTATGAAGTTTGTTCGGAGTACATATACTCCTGACTTCATCAAGATGGTTCAAGTTGCTAGTTCTAAACGTAGACTTAAGAAGCTGGTCGTGGCCAAGCCGAAAAGTGATACTAAGAAAGTACCAACTGTGAAGATACCTGCAGGGGTACGTGTTCCAAAGAAAAGATCTCAAGCGGGTGCAGCATTTCGTGGCGGAGGATCGGCACTCGGGACTGCTCTTGGGACTTTCCTTGGTGGCCCTGCGGGTGGTGCCGTTGGCAGTATGATCGGGAAAAGTGCAGGAGGTATGATCAGCAAGCTGTTTGGTCATGGTGACTACGCTGTCACGAACGCGGAACAGCTCAAACAGAACAACCTTGTTCTGTCAAACTCAGCACAAATCCCTCAATTTGGATCAGGAAAAGTCGCGGCGAAGTTTGTTCACCGTGAATTTTTGGGGGATGTTTATAGTTCGAGCACGGCTGGCGCCTTCAAGATCGATAGCTATGCAATCAATCCTGGTGTTGCAACCACTTTTCCATGGCTGTCAGGTGTGGTTGGAGCCAAGTTCCAGCAGTATCGGATTAACGGCATGGCCTTTGAATTCCGCAGCATGTCTGCTGATGCTTTGAACTCGACCAACACTGCTCTTGGTTCGGTGATCATGTCCACGGACTATGATTCAGCCGATGTTGTGTTTGCCTCGAAGCAAGAGATGGAGAACACGGAGTACGGTGTATCCTGTAAGCCAAGTGCTAACATGATGCACGGAATTGAATGCGAACGCATGCAAACTCCTGTCT